TTACTTACTGAGTAAGAAATGAAGGTTAACTCTAATATACTTTAAAAACTGCTGCTCCGTTTTAACATGTAATTTTCGCATAATGCTCCGGCGGAGTGACTTTGTCTGCTCTTCAGAAAGTGAAAGTAAAGCGGCCGTTTCGCTTAAATGATAACCGCTGGCGATCAGTTTTAACAGGTGACGTTCTGTTACTGAAAAATGACGAGTCGTGCAGTAGTGGCAAATGCCAGAAGGGACGCTATGTCGAAGCGCTCGTTTATGTAAGATCAATATCATTTTCCGGGTAATTTCTTCAACATCATCTTCCCGATAAATATGCGGCAGCATATACAGACATGGTCTGAACATGAGCTTTTCTTTATCGCATTTATTACAAATAATCACCCGTAGCTGATGTTGGGTATGCATAGGTATCTGGTAACAGCCTGCGCTGAACCAATCATCATCCAGGGCCAGGAAAGCGATATCGGCATTATCTATCTCTTCTGGCGGCAGAAAGTCAATTTTCTGCTGCCATTGATTCGCCAGACGCGTCATGATGATTTTCAAACCATGCTCAAAGTGACTGTTTTGTTCCTTAATAGCGATACTCAGCATAAAAAATATCCTACACGGCAGGTGAATCATGGTGAAATATTAAAGAAACTTATTGATTTTCTAAATACTGGCGGCCTTAATTCCCACTTTATGCGTGCTGAGATGTGTCCAGGCGATTTCCTGGAACCTGGCATTGCGCCAGAAAAGACGATATTCGTACACTTAGTCAGCAACCAGAACAAAAGCCATTGACTCAGGAGTACCTGACCGTATAATTCTCGCGTTTCGTCTACACGAAGTCTTCACTTCACAAGGCGCCCTTAGCTCAGTTGGATAGAGCAACGGCCTTCTAAGCCGTGGGTCGCAGGTTCGAATCCTGCAGGGCGCGCCATTATATATCAACTGGTTACGCCTCTTTAATTCCCTCCTTATTTTCCATATGGGACATATTTGGGACATCATCACTGAAAATCGAGTCAATTTGCTTCGCGTGTTCCGTTAAATGATTCGGCGCAAGGTGAGCATATCGGCGCACCATCTCGATGCTCTCCCATCCTCCCATTTCCTGCAGAACAGAAAGCGGCACTCCGGACTGAATTAGCCAACTGGCCCACGTGTGCCTCAGATCGTGGAAACGGAAATCCTCAATTCCAGCCCGGCGGCAAGCTGCATTCCATGCTCGCTGGTCATCGACGCGCATCTTTCTGATAGTCGGAGTCTTTGAGCCATCGGGCCGGATGCCTTCTTTCGTATGCACGAACACCCATTTATGATGCTTACCAATCTGGTCACGCAATACCTTACAGGCAGTGTCATTTAGCGCTACGCCAATAGCGCGGTTTGACTTGCTGTCTTCAGGGTTCACCCAGGCAACACGACGTTGCATGTCAATCTGTTGCCATTCCATATTGATGATGTTAGACCGCCTAAGTCCTGTTGCCAGCGCAAATTTAACAACAGATTTCAACGGTTCAGGGCATTCATCAATCAGGCGTTTTGCCTCTTCTTTCTCCAGCCATCTGACGCGTTTGTTTCTGACGGCTGGAACCTTGATTACAGGCGCTTTCTCCAGCCATTTCCAGTCACGTTCTGCTGCACGCAGAATAGCCTTCATTAATGCCAGGTGTTTGGCCTTAGTGGAGGTTGTGACCGGTTTAGCTGAATAGATTGGTGCAGGTTCTCCATTCTTCTGCGCCGCGGCAGCTTTGATTTTCCATATCTCAAGCTGTTTGCGGTTGCTCATCTTGTTTACTGCTAAGTAAATCTTTTGCTCGGTTACATCCTTTAACCGCACTCCCTCAAAATGCGCCAGCCAGAAAGCCATACGGCTACGGTCATCTTTCAGTGATTTCTTCTCCGCTTTTTCCTCAAGCCAGCGCATGCAGGCATCATCAAACGTTACATCAGGGAAATCACCAAGCCTGTCTACTCGCCACAATTCAGCTTTGCGCTTGTCATGTAGCTCAGTAGCGAGCCGCTTGTCGGAAGTCCCAAGGCTTTCCTTAATTCGCTTCCCGCCCGGTGTCGAGTAGGACGCGTACCATATTTCACCTCTGCGGAAGATGGACATTTTCTTTCCTCTTTTATGTCATCACCCGCGCTCACCTTAACAGTATGCAGCGGAGATTGAAGCGCCGCAATGCAGGCTTGTCGTGTGGTGAGGTAAGGGGATTTCGGTTTGGTGGGGTCTTTGCGTGTTGCCTGAAGGCGGCCTGTGCGAATCCAGTTTGTGGCGGTAGGTCTGGATATCTTGAGAAATGCACAGGCCTCATCGAGTGTGAGGCTGTGTGATTCCATGGTTACTCCGATAAAATAAATCCCCGCGAGTGCGAGGATTGTTATTTTTGCGGTGCTGAGAGCCGAGCTGCTGCGCTTCAGCATCTGTGGACTCTCCCCATAAGCAAACAAGCACCCCGAAGAGCGCTTGTTTTATCTTTCAGCATAAGATAGCTACGTGCTGAATGACATGCGAACGTATAATCTTCACATGAGGTATGTTAAAAGCTATCGCATCATTGAAGTTTGAAGTTGTCGATATCATCTACAAATTCCAGATACCCATCTTCAACGCTTTTTAAAACAAGTAAATGCTTAATTCCCTCACTTAATGAGGTTGGCCTTTCAAGCACAAACTCGAACCCATCCTCGTAAATTTTTCCTAACCAATAACCACCGCCATACTCCTTAAGCCTTTGAAAGAAAACATATCCTCCAGGCTTGAAATAATTGAGTGTCTCGTCTCTATAAACGATTTGGTAGTTAGGTATTTTGCCACCCATTTTAGCCACCATGAGTACTGTGTTTTCATACAGTATAAATTACTGCAAATGTTGGTCAATTTTGAAGGGTGAAATAATAACTTAACTCTGAAAACAAATTGTTTACAGCTTCTGCTATGGTTCAGTTTGATCAATAATCGCGAATGCTTTCGAACTGTCTTAACTCCTTATCAATCAGGCGCTTACTCTGCTGACGAGCTCGATGTTTACAGGTTCTCAATTCAGCATCATATCCGTTTCCTTTTCTGTAGCCTCGTGATCGACACAACGAACAAGTACAACCATCAACCGAATAGAATTTCCCAAATGGTTGCATTACTTTTCCTCCTGCGGCGGTTCTGGCAGCGGCATCCAGTGCGTAACCAAGATATGCTCAATGCAGTTCATCTGATTACCGACAGGCATGTCAAAAAACAGTCCAGAATGCTCATCGAAATATGAAACATAACGGTATCCCAACTTGTTCTGGACAATTACTTCTTGCTCGTCTTCCGGCATCCGTTCGCTACAGCTTATCCAGCCATCCGGAGTTTCCGGAGAGTTGAGTTGTTCGGAATTACCGAACGACTGCATGGCAGCGTTATAACCATCGGCAAAAATTTCTGCTTCTTCGTTGTTCAGTTCAGCGCATATTCTGGCTGTAGCCTTGCACCCTGAGCATTCGCACTCTGGTCGATAACCGTGATCGATTGGACTTTGCACCGGAGAGTTGCCATTCACATCGAAATTTGGTTCCGCGTCCTGAACCAGAAGGATGTAGCCGTTCTTTGCTGTGTCCAGTTCTGATACCTCGGTGACGGTGCCGAAATAGCGATTACCGGCATCAGCATCACAAGTGCTTACATCAATGGAAACTTCCATGCCTTCGATTAATTCTGGCAACTTGTAAGTTTGGCTTACAGGCTCAGCTTCCAGCGATGCCAGCGCGATACGCGCCAGTTCCATTTGTTCGCCACGGGTAAGCCCGTTTTCAAGAGGACTTTTAATGAACAATTCGATACGTTCTTTGGTAATAGTGGTCATGGGTTAGTCCCCCTTGCTTTCCGCTGCATCAAACCAGGCATCTTGTCCCGCAACGTCATCACCGCATGGCGGCTCACATTCAGAAAAACGGCCCGCCCACCAGAAGTTACCGTTACGATGCTCTGCCGTTCCGCAATACTGGCATATATAAATTGAGCCATCGCGCTGATAGTGATGACCGTGTTTGTTGTTCATGCGCTCACGCGTTGTTCTGACCATCACTCCCCCTTAACCTTGATGCCAGCGGCGCGGACAGCGACAGCACACGCGGAAATTGCCTTGTTCCAGATTTCTGTTTCAGCCCATAGCACGCTACCTACGTATTCACCTGGGCAAAATCTTTGAGCCGGCAGCGTCACCTCCCGCGTCTCCAGTTCTGCGATGCGCTTACTTCCATCAGCAATAACGCCCTCGTAATACTCACGCTGTTCGGCATTCCGCTGTTCGGCATTCCGCTTTTCTGCGGCTGCCAGTTGCTCTCGCGCCTGTCGCATATCATCACGCAGCGCAAGTGCCACGGCCTCTGTTGCGTCTTTTTCCCGCTGGAGTTGAAGATTCTCATCCAGCAGCGCCAACGCGACTTTCGGGTTAAAAGCAGCGATGAACGCTGTGTTGTAATGGTCTTGCTTGTCATCAACATCATCACCTTGCTGCACATAAGCCAGGTGCTTGGTATACCCATCTTCATCGGTAAACCAGATATTTTCCCGCTCCATTTCCCACGGCCCACGAGTCGCTTTCTCCGCCACTTCACGTAGCGCCTGTTTATCGATGTTGCTCATTGGGCTGTCTCCTGTGGATAATAAATATCGTCGAAATATTTTTCTGCAACGCACATGTTGAAGTGATCGAGATTCATCTCCTCAACCTGGAGTTTTGCCCCAACAATGCCTGTGCATCGATTGACGTAATCCCGGTTTTCTGGGGATTCCGCTACCCACTCCATAAGGTCTTCGGTGACACGTTTTAAGCAACGTAAGGCGCAGTCCAAATCAGTAAAATGCTGAGCATCTGTGATGCAGGAGACGACATAATACGTGGTGACTTTTGGCCCATCAGCGCGTCGTTTAAGCTCTCTTTCGATAGCGTTTTTCAGATCAACCAGTTCATGGTCATTGAGTTTGTCGATGTTGCTCATTGGGCTGGCCCTCGCATTTGTGATTTTCTGGATCATCGGCTTTGAAATAACCGCCGCAGATTTTGCAGGGTATCGTCGGCACTTCGTCGTAATTTGAGGTTCCCGTAATCATGACTGCACTCCTTTGCGAAGCTGGGCGGCGAAATCCTTTGCTACCTCTTTAACCATGTCGGAAATTAGAGTGCCACCGCCGAATTTTTCGGAGAACATCTCCACACCCTGCGCCCGTACTTCAGCCAAGTGAGCTTCAGTTGCTGGGGTTGCCATTGCATCCAGTGCGCGGACACGGTGGTTTCTCTCAAGCACTGCAGCATCAGGCTGGAGGATGTCGTTAAGTGCAGACTTCAACTCCGCATTCTCTGCAACCATCGCCGCGCATTTAGCCTCAAGTTCCGCATAATCACTATGACGCACCATGTCAGTACAGAATGACTCTCCTGTTATTGGTGGTGATAACTGGTAACTGACAATCGTGTATATTTTCACTTCTTTCATTTCTTCCCACTCCGCAACATCGCATTCAGATATTTGTTTTCATTCACTGATGGAAAACTATTTCGCTTAAGCATTTCTTCGCGTGGAATATCGTTGATGGGTTTGAAGCGGTGTCGAATAATCATTTCCGATGGAAGGATCCCGGGGTCGTAGGACAAACCTCTCATGATGAATTCCTCTTTTTTAATTTATTCGTATTCCAGATCTTTCTTCGTTGAGTTTTTTTATCTTGTATCGCATTGCCCTTACTGAATAAATTGAGCGGCAGGTTGCGATTGCTATTTCTTCTGCGGAGAATTTGTCGAAGAGTGATACTTCTGCGCGAGTCCAGCGCCTACCACGTAAGCGACTAACCATTTCAGCACCTATTCTGGTAGCCTTAGTCATTACCGCTTTTTCTGTTCGCTCCAGCTTTTCGGCGATAACTTCAACTGGCATGGTTGCCGCTACTTCGCGTAAGAAATCCTCTTCCCATTTTTCCCATTGGGTGCATTTCATCAGACGCTCTCTAAATCCTGTTTGCGTAGGCGGTAAATTTCGTCGAGTTTTTGAATTAGCGTTGAATCATTACCGATAACGCCTTTGGCACGGTTATAGGAATTTTCAAGCTTTGCGGAATCCATATTTAGTGCATTCGCCGAAAACCATGCCAACGCGGATTCAGGTGTTGCCTGTTGCTTAACTTCCAGCTTTCTAACCCTGTGCTCCTGTCGCTTGCCGCGTGATACTGAAAGCATCATTGAGAAGTCGGACTCAACATCGCTCATGGCGTAAATTTTGATACCACCAACAGCTATGCCACCGAACTTTACTGACGGATCTCCAATTAGCGTCAGATAGCGACCAACCCATGAATGACCATCGGCACCCCAACCCCCAATTAACACTCTCCGCATTGATTTAGACGGCTTGTAAGGTCGTCCCTCAAAACCTTCAAGGTCGATGAATACCGGTTGCTCTGAGTTACCTGCGCGAACTGCTTTAATAACCGCTGTGATGCTCTGCGTCTGAACATCCTCGAAGTTAATTTGGTCTGACTTTGGAATGATTGTGCGTGAAAGGTCCATTAGATAATTACCTCATCATCATATTCATCATCCAGCAAATATGCCGGAACGTTAATTTCATTGGATGGAAGTACAATTCCTTCGTACTTCAGTTCGTCGTTTTCTTTGCATGCAACGAGCTTGTCTAATGCTGCGAACATTTCGCGATAGCCAAGCTCCAGTGATTCATCACCGATGTAATACATGCAGTTCCGATGGGGTGGAGAGTTTTCGATAGCGAAAAATGCGAACTGGTTGTACTCAATGCCGGTTGCCAGTTTGAGAACGTAGAGATAAAAGGCTGCCTGAATGTGGTATTTGTACTGACCGAAAGCATTGCTAAATCCACGCTCAGAAGCGTCTCTACAGCTCTTAACGTCGAGAGGGTAGGCGAGAGTGTCTGATAGCCTGTCGAAACGACATTTGAGCATCAAGCCAGTTTCAGGGCACTCTGCAAACATTGACACCTCAGAGTTACCTTTGGTGTTCATGTAATCCATGAAATCTTCATTCAGCCGTGAAGATTCAAACATCCTGTTAACAGTTTCTACTTCACTTCCAACTAAAATATATTCTGGTTTTGTGCATTCTGCTGCTGCCTTGTATTCCTTCGAACTACGAGACGTTACTTCTGGCATCAGCAAGTAATCATTTCTGAATAAGTTAGGTTCCAGTAATGCTGCATGAATAGCACTTCCAATATGTGCTGATTTACTTCCGGTAAATTTGTTGAAGAATAGGTTTGCCGGGCTAACGCTAATCGCCTTAACTGACGTTGAACCTATCGCCTCGTCAGCATGGTAATCCTCGTTAGGCATCCCGTAATAAATGCCGGATTTCATTCAGCTTCTCCATAAACATGTCTGCATTTGAATATTGCGAAGGCATATTCAGCCTTAACTCTTTCGGTTATTGCATCCCAGAACCATTCAGCGGCTTTTTCCTGGTAGTTACAATCATCATCTTCCAGCCAGTCGATAGCGTCCTTAGTGTGCTCATCTGGTTTATATGAGCGAAGCATTTCGCTTATTGGGTCGCAACGTTTGCAAAGGCGATCAACTTCACTGTTAATTCTTTCATAATCATCATCGGTAAAACTTGCGATGATTTGCGATATTTCACGCTTATCATTCAGAGTCAGAATCATCATCGTTCTCCTGTTCTTTCTGCTGATTGAGCATGTCCTGCATTAATCGGATAAAAGCATCATCTGTCCATGCGTCAGCGATGCTCATTTCTTGCGGTACCATGGAAAGTTGATTGCTGATTTCATTTCCTCGGTAGCTTGTTTCCACATGTGTCCGTCACCAAGAAAACGAGCGATAACAGCCTTGCTTTGTGCTGCAATTAACTTCTGGTGATTGATGGTTATTTGGCTTTGCATAACGCCTCCAGTTGCTTACGGACAGAGCGAATAAGGCGACGAATACGTTTTGATAATTCGGATTCAGCGGGGTAAAAAGCGGACATGACGCCGCTTCCCGCAAAGCTGAGTTGCATCATGGGAAGTTCCTTATGTTTATTTATTGGCATAGCGAAAACGCCTCGATATGAAGCGCTATTGATATACTGGCAAAAAAAAGCCGCCCTGACTGCGAGCGGCAAATAACATCAAGGGATGATTTTTCGATTAACCAGAACGAGTCGTCGTCCTCGTTTGGTTACGAGCGATATTGCTCGCAATGCGGAATCACAGAATCCGCATTAAGTGCATCACTCACACTCTACAAACTCACCATCTTCATTCAGTTGATACCATGTATTCGGCATAATACCGTTCTCGCCAACCTTGCTTGCTCGGATATGAATTAACTCGCCATTTTTATCGCGATAGCAAAGTACAATTGCTCCGCCTTCAGATGCCCTTGATTTCCCTTTTATTCCGAGTGATGCCGCTACGGATTGCGATCCAGACACTTCCGCTGCTGACTGGCAGCCAGTGTTGGT